AAATGAGGATGCTGTTATTATCGGTGCGTATCTTGATAATTTGGCTTTTCAAGGAGGAGTTGAATTTAAAGCTGATATTCAAGTTTCTGTTATGAAACAAGCTAAAGAAAGATTAGATGCTTATTCATTAAAGTTATATAGTGGTAAAAGTGTGGGCCTAGCAAATACTTCACCAGTAGGGTTAGCTAGACACCTTGCAGGTGATGAGGCTGCAAATAAGGTAAAGAAAGCTATTGCTAGTGATACAAGTTTACAAAAATTAATTGACAAAGCAAAAGAAATGGATAAGAAAAGAAAACAGGCCAAAAAAGATAATGATAAACAAGCATATGATAAATTTGGTAAATTAAGAGGTGAAGCTCGTAAACCAATAAATCCAATGTTAGCAAAAATAACGTATAATGTTTTGAAAAAATATGCTAAAACACCAAGTTTTGGTGAAAATATATTGAAGATAATAGGTTTTAATGATAAAGATACAAAAATGTTAATGGCTATTACTACAGAGAAAAAATCTATTATAATGGATAAACATCCAGATTTAGATATTTCTAATATTGATTTAAGACAAAAAGGTGTGCAAATACTTGTAGTAGGACCTAAAGGTAAAACTATAGTAAACTTTGGAGTTAAAGAAGGTGAAAGAAAAGCTATCGCAGGTAAAGTAAGTTTTGCAACAGTAGAGCCAGTAGATTTAGCTAATTACCCAGCCTTTGAGGAAAATTATAATGAAAACACAACTACTTTGTACATTCACAAAAAGAAATCATTTCAATGAAACTATTAATGTTATTACAGCCTGTAATGAAATTGTATTTAATAAGATTTATGTATTCTCAAATGAGAATGACCATCATCAATTAATCTGTACTTATAATGTAGAGTATGATGAAGACTTTATGCAAGGTATACCAGATACTATTTCACTGCATAGAAAAAAGAACACAAATACACTTTACACAATCAACGCTCTAAACGATTTAATTCGTGAACTAAATGGTGGTAAACTTGATAAGTCGTTTCCTATCGAATGGGAAAATTATAAGAACTCATTACTGCTCACAAACGAAGATGGACTAAATAAAATACCAACAAGAATTTACACAATAGTAGATGTCAAAACTTGGGACAAAACTGAAAAATAAAATTGTATTTTGAAACGATTCATTATACTTATTTATGTATCAGGTTATACTGATTACCAATTACCAATTAACTAATTAACTAATGGAGAATAAAAATGGATTTAAACGCAATCAAAAGTCGTCTTAGTCAACTTCAGACTACAAACACTCGAACATCAAATCTTTGGAAACCACAACCAGGTACACAAGTACTTAGGATTGTCCCTTATAAATTTAATGCGGACAACCCTTTTATTGAATTGTACTTTCACTATGATTTAGGTGGTAAGAATTATCTTTCACCGATATCATTTGGTCGTCCAGACCCAATTGAAGAGTTTGCACAAAAACTTAAATCAACTGGTTCAAAAGATGACTATCGTCTTGGTAAAAAGGTTGAAGCAAAAATGAGAACTTTTGCTCCAGTCGTTGTACGTGGTGAAGAGAATCAAGGTGTTAAGTTTTGGGGATTCGGAAAGACAGTTTATCAAGAACTACTTTCTATTATAGCAGACCCTGATTATGGTGATATCACAGATTCAGTAAATGGTCGTGATGTTGCTGTAGAGTTCAAAACAGCTGAAGAGACTGGGAAGAATTTTCCTTCAACATCAATTAGGGTTAAACCTAATCAAACTCCAATTACGGAAGATGCAGCTATGTTGGATTCAATCAATGAGTCACAAAAGAATATTACTGAAATCTATCAGGAACTTTCTTATGATGATTTGACGAATGCTCTCAATGAGTATCTCAACGGTAGTTCTACTGAAAAAACAGAAGAAGAAACTGTAGAGAAAGAACAACCAGTTGCTGCAAACACGAATAGTAATACAGACACGACAGCAGCTTTTGACGATTTGTTCAATAGCTAAACAAAATAATGTAGTGGGTGGTAGTCTACAGATTGAAGACCAGAGTAGGCTGTTATTGTACGCCTAACCACCCATTTTTACTAACACTTTAATTGGAGATAATTTATGTCAACAAGAGATGAATTAGCAGGTGTCTTAGCAGACACTATAAATAAACAATTCAAGGATATGAAAGTTGCATACTTCTTGGATGGTACAGACACAACACCAACAGACATAAAAGATTTTGTATCTACAGGGTCTACGATGTTAGACTTAGCAATATCAAACAAACCAAATGGTGGTATTGCAGTTGGTAGAATTACAGAACTAAATGGACTTGAGAGTAGTGGTAAATCATTACTTGGAGCTCATATGTTGGCTGAAACTCAAAAGAAAGGTGGAGTTGCTGTGTATATTGATACAGAGACTGCAGTGAGTACAGAGTTTCTTGGTTCTATTGGTGTCGATGTAGATAATATGTTATATTTACATTTAGAAACAGTAGAAGATATCTTTTCAGCTATTGAAGAGATAGTTGCAAAAGTTCGTGAAAGTGATAAAGATAGATTAGTCACTATCTTAGTCGATTCACTTGCAGCTGCAACAACTAAAGTTGAGTTAGAAGCTGAGTTTGATAAAGATGGTTGGGCTACAAGTAAAGCAATTATTCTTTCAAAAGCAATGAGAAAGATAACTCAAATGATTGGTAGACAAAAGATAGCTCTTGTGTTTACAAATCAACTCAGACAAAAACTCGGTGTTATGTTTGGTGACCCATGGACAACTTCAGGTGGTAAAGCATTACCATTTCATGCTTCAACTAGAATCAGATTAAAAAATCTTGGTCAAATTAAAGATAAGAAGAATAATAATATCGGTATGAAGATGAGAGCTCAAGTCATTAAAAACAGACTTGGTCCTCCTATGAGACATGCTGACTTTGAACTTTACTTTGAAACAGGTATCGATGATGATGGTAGTTGGTTAAAAGTTATGAAAGACCATAAGTTAGTGAAACAAGGCGGTGCGTGGTACACTATGGATAATCATAAGGGTAAAGAACTCAAGTTTCAATCAAAAGATTGGAGTGAACAACTCAAAGATGAGGAGTTCAGAGAATATTGTTACAACTTAATCTGTGATAAAGTAATTCTCAAATATGAAAAGAACTTTGGAATTGATGACGTAGTTGTAGAAGAGGAAGTTAGTGAGTAATAAAAAATATCTTTCTATTTTAGATGAAATAAAAAAGAAAGGTGGCTCACTAGACGGTGGTCAACCTAATGATAAAGTACTTATAATAGATGGTCTAAATACTTTCATAAGAGTGTTTAGTGTTATACCAACTACTAACGATGATGGTATTCACGTTGGTGGAATAGTTGGTTTTCTAAGAAGTATTGGTTACACAATAAATATGTTTAGACCTACCCGAGTCGTCATAGTATTTGATGGTAAAGGTGGGTCTAAACACCGTCGGAAACTCTATCCTGATTACAAACAAAACAGAAAAACAAAATACAGAGTAAATCGTTCATATGATTTTGCTTCTCAAGAAGATGAGAAACAAAATATGATAATGCAATTACAACGTATAGTTGAATATTTAGATACATTACCTGTAACTGTAATGTCATATGATAATATTGAAGCTGATGATACTATTGGATATTTGTGTAGACAAGTATTAACTGAATCACAAATAACAATTATGTCAACTGATAAAGATTTTCTTCAATTAGCGAATGGTAGAATAAAAATATGGAGTCCAACTAAAAAGAAAATCTATGATGAACAGAGTGTATTAGATGAATATGGTATCTCATCTCACAACTATATTTGGTATAGAGTGTTAGATGGTGATAAGTCAGATAATATATCAGGTGTGAAAGGTCTTGGTTTAAAAACAATAAGAAAAAAATTGCCGTTTTTGAAAGAAAATCGAATAGTTAATATAGATGAGGTAATTACTGAATTACCAGAAGCTAAAGATGTTATAGAGTTAAATTATAAACTGATGCAATTGTCAGACGTACATATATCAGGTTCTACTAAAACAAAAATAATCGATAGAATACATCAACCAATCAATCGATTAGTTAAGTTTCAATTTGAAAAAATGTTTTTAGAAGATAAATTATATACAGCACTACCCAACATCAATAGCTGGTTGTTAACAAATTTTAATCAATTAAATCGTTATGCAGAGAAAACAAATGAGTGAAACACTAACACAATTTGGGACTTCGTTTCAAGCAAAGATTATTGCTTCTCTATTAAGTAATATTAAGTTCATTCAAACCATTAGTGATATCTTGAGTCCAACAATGTTCGATTCAGACTCAAATAAATGGTTAGTAAAGAACATACAAGATTATTATTTTAAATATAAAAAACAACCAACACTTGAAGTTATAAAATATAAAATAGATGAAATAGATAACGATGTTTTAAAGAGTGGAGCTGTAGATAAACTTAGAGAAGTTTGGAAGAACATCGAGGCTACTGACTTAGAATTTGTCCAAGAACAAACTTTGGATTTTTGTAAAAATCAAACACTTAAAAATGCAATCTTAGATTCAGTTGATATGTTAGAAAACAAAGATTACGACGGTATCAAATCAATAATAGATGAAGCAATGAAAGCAGGTACAACAAGAGACTTAGGTCACGATTATATAATTTCACTCGAACAAAGACTTGAAGAATCAGCAAGAACGACAGTTAAAACACCGTGGGACGTAATAAATGAAATTATGGATGGTGGTTTAGGTCAAGGTGAACTTGGTGTTATTGTTGCACCGGCTGGTATTGGTAAATCTTGGACACTACAGGCAATAGGTGCAGGTTCATTAAAAGAAGATAAAACGATAGTTCATTATACATTAGAGTTAAATGAAAATTATGTTGGTCTTAGATATGATTCTATCTTTAGTGGTGTCACTACTGCAAATATAAAATACTATAAAGATGAAGTAACAAATAAGATAGAGAAACTACCAGGTAGATTATTGATTAAATATTTTCCAACTAAAGCGGCTTCAGTTCAAACTTTAGCATCTCATCTGAAACAGATTGAACTAAGTGGTACTAAACCAGATATGGTTATTGTTGATTATGCCGATATATTAATGCCTACTGGTAACTTTAAAGAAAAACGTCATGCAATAGGGAATATATATGAAGATTTACGAGGACTTGCTGGTGAGTTAGAAGTACCAATATGGACAGCATCACAAGCAAATCGTTCAGCACTAGAAGAAGATGTGATTGGAGCTGATAAGGTTGCAGAAGATTATAGTAAAGTTATGACTGCTGACTTTGTTATGAGTATGAGTAGAAAAGTAGAGGATAAGATAGCAAACACTGGTAGATTTCACGTAATTAAAAATAGATTTGGAATCGACGGTGTTACTTATCCATCAACAATAAACACAAATATCGGACAAGTTCAGATATTTGAAGGTAGTAGTCAGTTTGGTAAAGAAGCTCAAGGGAAGATGAATAACAGCGAAGAGTTTATTAGAAAAGAGTTAGCTAACAAATATAAAGATATGGAAAAAAATGTTGAAGGATTTGAATAAATCGTGAAAATACTTTCGTATATATTATACTTATATTTGTTACGAGAATAAGATTACAATAGGAGTTAGTTAGATGGAAAAATTTAAGTTATCAGAAAAGTTTATAGATAAGTACAAGAGAAAAAAACCACCTTTTGGTTTTAATGGATTAGGTGAATTAGTATATATGAGAACCTATTCTCGTATTAAAGATGATGGTAAAAACGAAAGATGGTGGGAAACTGTTCAGAGAGTTGTAGAAGGTACTTACTCTATGCAAAAGAATCATATTGAATCACATCAATTAGGTTGGAATCCTTGGCAAGGTCAAAAGTCAGCTCAAGAGATGTATGATAGAATTTTCAATATGAAGTTCTTACCACCAGGTCGTGGTTTGTGGGCAATGGGTACACCAATTACCGAAGAAAAGAATTTATATGCAGCACTAAACAATTGTGCGTTCGTATCAACAAAAACAATTAAAGAAGATTATTCCAAACCATTTTGTTTCCTAATGGATGCAAGTATGTTAGGTGTTGGAGTAGGTTTTGATACTAAAGGAGCGGGGGAAATAGTTGTTAAGGGTGTAGATAATAACAGAGATAATCAAGTTTATGAAATACCAGATACTCGTGAGGGTTGGGTAGAATCATTAAGATTATTATTAGAGAGTTACTTTCATGGACAAGCATCTGTAGAGTTTGATTACAAAAAAGTTAGACCTGCAGGGGTACCAATCAAAGGTTTTGGAGGTATGAGTTCTGGACCTGAACCATTAATGGAAGTTCACAAAGACATCAGAAATGTATTAGAAAAAAACAGTGGTGAACCTATTACAATCACAACAATCGTAGATATAATGAATCTGATTGGTAAATGTGTTGTGGCAGGTAATGTTAGAAGAACTGCAGAGATTGTATTTGGTGACCCACATAATGAAGAATACTTAGATTTAAAAAACTATAAAGTAAATCCACATAGAGACCAATATGGTTGGACATCAAATAATAGTATCTTTGCTAAGTTAGGTATGGATTATACAGACGTTTGTAAGAGAATAGTAGACAATGGTGAACCAGGTTTTGCTTGGTTAGATAATATGAGGTCGTATTCAAGAATGAAGAACGGTGGTGATAACAAAGACCACAGAGCTATGGGTGGTAATCCTTGTCTTGAACAAACACTTGAATCATATGAGTTATGTTGTTTGGTAGAGACATTTCCAAACAATCACGATTCACTAGAGGACTATCAAAGAACACTTAAATATGCTTATTTGTATGCCAAGACAGTTACACTAGGTAGAACACATTGGTCAGATACAAACAGAGTGATGTTAAGAAACAGAAGAATTGGTTGTTCAGTTAGTGGTGTTGCTCAGTTCATAACAGCTAAAGGATTAGATGAGTTACAGAATTGGTTAGAGACTGGTTATGACACTATTCAAGAATGGGACAAACAATATAGTGATTGGTTCGCTGTACCGAAATCAATAAAAACCACATCAGTTAAACCAAGTGGTACAGTTTCATTACTAGCTGGTGCTACTCCAGGTTTACATTATCCCGAAAGTAGATTTTATATTAGAAGAATTAGACTTTCAAATCATTCAGAGTTATTAGAACCATTGAAAAAAGCAGGTTATAAAATAGAACCAGCGTTCGGTTCAGAAGATTCTACGATGGTAGTCGAAGTGCCAGTTGACGTAGGAGAGGGTATAAGAACAGCAGCTGAACTTTCTATTTGGGAACAATTTAGTTTGGCTGCGTTCTTACAAAGACATTGGGCAGACAATCAAGTTAGTTGTACGGCTACATTCAATCCTAAAACAGAAGCTGAACAGTTACCTTACGTTTTAAACTATTTTCAATATAGATTAAAAGGTATTTCTTTACTACCAAGACACGATTATGGTGCTTATAAACAAATGCCATATGAATCAATTGATGAGAAAACTTACAATAAACAATTACAAAAACTTGGTAAGTTAAGTTTCGGTGTAATAAAAAACGAAGAAGCAAATATAGAAAAATTCTGCGACGGTGATTTCTGTGACATAGATGAAAGTGAACTTGAAGACGATATGCAAACATCTATGTAGCAAAAAAAAGCTTGACACATATACGATTTCTTTCGTATATTCACACATCAAATTAAAGAGGTATAGTTATATATCAAAACATTTACTACGATAGAAAAACAAACACAATGCATGTTTGGGATGATAAGTTTGGTCATCAAACATTCAGATACAAAAAATATGCTTATGTTAAAAACAGAGCAGGTACATACACATCTTTATATGGTGATAAGTTAAAACGTGTTACTGATTGGGACCCAGAACAACCAGAGTTGTTTGAATCAGATGTTAATCCAGAAATAAGAGTATTAGTAGATAATTATACAGATTCAGATGATGTATCAGAAGGACATCGTACAATGATTTTTGATATTGAGGTTGAAGTGACAAATGGGTTTCCAGACCCATCACGAGCAGAGAATAAGATAACTGCAATTGGTTTTAATGATTGTTTACTTGATAAATACTTTTGTTATGTACTTGATGAAGATAGTAAATTAGATGCAAAATTCGAGGATGATGTTATAGTAGAGTCATTCACAAATGAGTATGATTTATTGAATCAATTTTTTATGAAGTACAGAGAAATACAACCAACTATATTGACTGGTTGGAATATAGAATTTTTTGATGTAACGTATCTTTATAATAGAGCTCAACAAGTTGTAGGTAGGGATGTTGCTAATTTATTATCACCAGTAGGTGTCGTACAATGGAGTGAGTTCATTAAAAAGTATAAGATTGCTGGTGTAAGTGTGTTAGATTATCTTGGATTATATAAGAGATTTACATTTAGTGAACAACCTTCTTATAGATTAGATGCAATTGGTGAGTACGAAATAGGTGAAAAGAAAGTAGAGTATGATGGTACTCTTAACGACTTATATGAAAATGATTTAAAAAAGTTTATAGATTATAATATTCAAGACGTTAGATTGATTAAAAAACTTGATGATAAATTAGATTTTATTGGGATTGCTCAAGGTCTGGCTCATCTTGGTCACGTACCTTATGAAAATGTGTTTATGAGTTCAAGATATCTTGAGGGTGCAATTTTAGTTTATTTAAAAAAGAATAATATTGTTGCTCCTAATAAACCAAGGAAGTTTAATAAAAACAGTCAAGAAAAGTTTGTAGGTGCTTTCGTACAAGAACCACAAAGAGGTAAACACGATTGGGTTTATGATTTAGATATTACGTCAATGTATCCGTCTTGTATTATGTCATTAAACATATCACCAGAAACAAAACTTGGTAAAATTGAAGGTTGGAATCCAGAAGAATTTTTAAAAAAAGATAACAAAAAAACATATTCGATAACACACAATTCAAAAGTTTTAGGTAGATATACTGAGTCTGAATTAAAAAGAATGTTAGATAATGAACAAGTTAGTGTTGCGACAAACGGTGTGATGTATCGTTCAGACAAGACAGGTTTACTTCCAGCTTTGTTAAAAAAATGGTTTGATGAAAGAGTCGAGTATAGAAAGTTATCTAAAAAGTTTCACGAAGAAGGTAATAGAGAACAATCAGATTATTTTGATAGAAGACAGTATCTACAAAAAGTGTTGTTGAATAGTTTGTATGGTGTACTTGGACTACCTGTATTTAGATTCTATGATTTAGACAATGCGGAGGCTGTAACTTACAGTGGTCAATCTTTAATTAAATTTACAAAAAAGATTTCAAACGTTTATTATAATAAAGAACTCGGTGACACTAAAGACTACTGTATTTATATTGATACTGACTCAGTATTTTATTCTGCAACACCTCTAGTAAAGAAAAGATTTCCAAACATGGATATTAAAAATGAGGATAAAATGTCAAAAGCAATTCTTGAGATTGCAAGTGAAGTTCAAGAGTATCTCAATAATGGTTATGATTATTTTGCTAAGAAGTTTTGTAACTTAGATAAACATAGATTTGACATCAAACAAGAGGTTATTGCAAAGAGTGGTTTATTCGTAACAAAGAAACGATACGGTCTAAAAATTATCAATGACAATGGTAAGAAAGTTAACAAAATGATGGTAAAAGGTTTAGATACAGTTCGTAGTAGTTTTCCAACAGCAATGAGAACCATGTTATCTAAATTATTAGAAGATATTTTGATGGATGTACCTAAACAAGAATTAGATAAATTTATTATTAATTTTAAAAACAGTATGAAACTTATGGAGTTTGATAAAATAGCAATACCAACAAGTGTAAAAAATATTAGTAAGTATTATAATAAAGATGGTCAAATGTTTAATTCTTATAAAACTGGTACACCAGTACACGTTAAGAGTTCAATATTTTACAACGAGTTTTTAAAGTATAAAAATATATCAAATAGATATAATTCTATTGCGAATGGTGAGAAAATAAAATGGGTATATCTAAAACAAAATCCATTAGGTTTAAATACAATGGCTTATAAAGGTCACGAAGACCCAATTGAGTTATTAAATTTTATTCGACAATATATAAATCACGATAAATTATATAAACAAGCGTTACATAAAAAGATTATGATGTTATATGAAAGTATGAACTGGAGTGAACCTACAGATTCATCTAAAACTATAGAAAGATTTTTTTGATTTTGAGAAAACAAACTAATATATATATATGTATATATGGTTATAAACATTAACAGGAGATGTTATGATAAGTAAGAAAAAACTGGTCCGTTTTATTAATAAATATTATTTAAACGGTACAGTAGGTTCTGCTGTATTCAACAGTAAGACAAACAACCAACAACTAAGTACACGATTTGTATCAGGAGACAAGAGTCTTCTCGGTGAAGTTCATATGGATAATTGGACTTACGAAGATGCAGATTTAGGTGTATATGATACTGAACAATTATTAAAATTGTTATCAGTACTAGATGATAATATAGATTTATCAATAAACAAAACAGGTGAGACTGCTTTCTCGATTGGTTTAAATGATGCTTTCTCAGCTATTACTTATATGTTAAGTGATACTTCTATTATTAATGAACCACCACAAATGAAAATGATTCCTGAATTTGAATTATCATTGAACGTTACACCACAGTTTATCAGTAAGTTTATTTCTGGTAAATCTGCATTGAGTGAAACTGATACGTTTACAGTAATTACAGATGAAACTAATAAAAAAACTAAACTAGTTATTGGTTATTCTGCTGTAAATACAAATAGAGTAACGATACCAGTGACTTCATCTGAGTTCACAAGTATAGATAATATTTCATTTAATGCTGATTTATTTAAAGAAGTGTTGATTGCTAATAAAGATTGTGAAAGTGCTTTGTTACAAATCTCAAGTGAAGGTCTGGCAAAGATTAGTTTTAAAATAGATGACTTTACATCTACTTATTTCTTAGTTGCAGTGAGTGAAACAGATTAATGTCAAACACTTTATGGACAGAAAAGTATAGACCAACAAGTGTAGATACATATTTAGGTAATGAACATTTACTTGAAAAAGTATCGATGTATCTTGAGAGTGGTGATTTACCACATTTATTATTATACGGTAAAGCTGGTACAGGTAAAACCACTCTCGCAAAGATACTTGTGAAAAACATTGAATGTGATTACTTATATATCAACGCATCTGATGAAAACAATGTTGAAACAGTTCGTACAAAGGTAAAACAATTTGCATCTACAATTGGTTTTAAAGATTTTAAAATAATTATTTTAGATGAGTGTGATTACATTACACCAAATGCACAAGCTGCTCTTCGTAATCTTATGGAAACATTTTCAAAACATTGTAGATTTATATTGACTTGTAATTATGTTGAGAGAATCATTGACCCAATACAAAGTCGTTGTCAATCATTTCAGATTGTCCCACCTTCAAAAGGTCAAGTAGCAAAACATCTACATAGTATTTTAGTGAAAGAAAATATTATGGATTCACCTGAAGATATCAAAGTTTTAGTCGAAAGTGGTTATCCAGATATTCGTAGAGTGATTAATTCAGCTCAAAGAAATGTAGTAAAAGGTAGACTAAAGTTAGATGTATCAAGTATAATTCAAAACGACTACAAACTAAAATTATTAAAAATATTAGAAACACAAAATAAAAAAAACGCCTTCAAAGAAATCAGACAACTATTGGCTGACAATAAGATTACAGACTTTGCTGACTTGTTTAGATTATTATATGATGAAGTTGATTCATATGGTACGGGACACGTTGCAGAGTGTATTTTGATTATTGCAAGATACGAGTTATCAGATAGTCAAGTAGTTGATAAAGAGATTAATGCAATGGCTATGTTAATAGAATTATTAGGAGTAATTAAATGAGTATGCATCCAATGAAGAAACCTAAACCACAACAAGCACAAGTAAAAGTTGACTTGAAACAAGCAGAAACTATGAAATGTGAGTATTGTGGAAATTATTTATTTATAGCTTCTACAATTATTAAAAGAATATCACCTTTAGTATCACCAACAGGTGAAGAAGCATTAGTACCGATTGATGTTTATAGTTGTGGTAATTGTGGTAAAGTACCTAGAGATATGTTAAAAGGTAGTGGTATCGAAGAAGATGAAAACAAGTCAAGTTTTCCTACTTTGGATATATGAGAGAGAAAATAATTCTTTGGTTCTTTCATAACATTGGACTACGTTTATTTGGTATGTTATATGGTAAACACATTAAGAAAATAAGAAACAAAGGTGAGTTTGGTAGACAACATCATTATGAGTAAAAAATATTCAGAAGCAGGAAAGGGAGATTCTAATAGAGTTTCAAATATAAAAAAGTATGAAGAAAACTACGAAAAAATCTTTGATAAAAAAGAAAACTCTGTTCGACCACATAAAACAGATAACAAGCGTTCAAAATCCTAATTATTGGGAAGAAATATCAGAAGAAGATAAAAAAACTTGGTCTAATTATATGACTCATAGATTCTTATCAATGAAGATGGAATGGGTTGAGCTCGTAAATGAATTACAAAAATACAATTTAAAACCTAAAGATTTGTATAAATTATATACAAATGTGTTACCAAAAGGTAAACAATGGTTAAAATACACAAAAGGGAGAAGTGAAATGGCACATCCAAATTGGTTAATCAACGTAGTAGCAAATCATAACGAAGTAAGTAAAAAAGAAGCATATGATATGGTTGAAATGTATATGCTTACAGAAGGTGGTATGTTAGAGTTAGGTGAACTATGTAAAAAATGGGGTGTTGAACCCAAGAAAATAGAAAAAGCTGGTCTTAATGTTTTGGGTAGCATTGGTATGTATCAAGCAGGAAATACAAAATAACGCTTGACTTATATACGTTTTTATTCGTATATTCAAGTATGTAAATTAGGAGATATATATGTCAAAGGTTATAAAAGATAGTCCTCGTGTAGAATCAGAGGAGTATGATATTATAGAACAAATGGAAAAAGAGTGGCCGGAGATGACCACCGAGTTCAAGAAGATTCAAAAAGAACAATATGAATTATTCTTACATAAACAACACGATTATGGTCCTGGTAATATTAGTGTTGGAACTTTTTTAGTAACACCTGAAGAAATCAAACTATCACTTACAGGTCTGTGGTTTCGTATGAATGACAAGTTACAACGTGTGAAGACATTACTACTTGGTGAAAAGAAATCAGCTGTAAAAGACGAACCATTAGAAGATGCGTATCTTGATGTCAGTAATTATGGTATTATGGCTACAATCGTTGGTAGAGGTAAGTGGGGAAAATAATGAATTTAATCTTACCAATATTTTTAGTGTTAGGACTTTTAAGTTACGTTGTATTAATGTTAGTTGAATATAGAAAGTCAATTAAGTGAAAAAAATAAGTTATAGTCAATTTAATCAATGGGTTACTTGTCCATGGAAATGGAAACTTAATTATATTGATAATTTAAGACAGTTTACAGATAGTATTCATACGTTGTTTGGTACTTCAATGCATGAAGTACTACAAACATATCTTACAGTAATGTATAATGACACTATCAAAATGGCTGATGCATTACCATTAGATGAAATGTTATTACATAGAATGAAAAAAAACTATACTACTGCTATGGAAAAAAATGGTGGTGAAGTTTTTTGTGAACAACACGATATGGAAGAGTTTTATAATCACGGGTTATTGATATTAGAGTGGTTTAAAAAGAAACGTGGTATGTATTTTAGTAAAAAGAATTATGAACTTGTTGGTATAGAAGTACCAGTTGAATATGATTTACCCAATGATATAAAATTTATTGGTTATATTGATGTAATTTTACACGACACTAATAGAAATAGATATAAGATTATTGATATTAAAACATCTACTATGGGATGGAACAAATATCAAAAGGCTGATAAAAATAAAACGAATCAATTATTATTGTACAAACAGTTTTACAGTGCACAACATAATATACCCATAGATACTATTGATGTAGAATATTTTATTGTTAAAAGAAAACTATACGAAAAATTAGATTTCCCACAACGAAGAGTACAAACATTTTCACCAGCAAGTGGTAAACCAAGTATTAATAAATTAATGATTAATTTAAATCAATTTCTTGATGAGTCATTTGTTAATGGTGAATATAATTTAGAACATACTTATATAAAACAACCATCTAAAAAAAATTGTAGATATTGTGAGTTCAATCGAACTGAACATTGTGACGTAGGAGTTAAGTGATGAAAAATAAACTAAGTTTAAGATTAAAGTTAAGTGATTTTATTAATAGTGAAATCGAATCTAATGTTATGAAACAAATAAATAAAATTCATAACGAGTTAGACGTTGCAGTGTTATTGTATTTATGGTTTGACAATGATGAAATTAAAGGCACAGAGTTAAAAGATTTTTTAGTAAGATGGGAAGATAAATTATCTTTCAGAACAGTAGTCAAACAAAGTTCTATCATTAAAACAAATGATTTTATATGGTTTGATATAGCTCCTCTAAATATTAGTAAAAGTAGTAGAAAAAGATTTCAATTTAAGTATTCAGAAAATAAACAAATACTACAAGGTTTAAAAGAATTTTATAATGTGGCAAAGTTCACTACAACAGAAAAGCCTATAAAAAAACAAAAAAGAAATGACTATGAAGACTAAGATTGGTATAGTTGGGAGTAGAGCTTACACTAATAAAAAGAAAATAAAAGATTTAATATTTGAAATAAAAGAAAAATATGGTGATGAAGTAGAAATAGTTAGTGGTGGTCAACGAGATGGTGCTGATGGTTATGCTAAGAAATTTGCTTTAGAGTTTGGTATGAGTTACGTAGAGTTCCCACCATCACATTATAATTGGAACATGCATTGTAAACTACCAGCTACAAAATATAATAAACCATATTATGTTTCAAATTATTTTAAAAGAAACAAACAAATTGCAGAGTATAGTGATATTATCGTTGCTTTTATACCTAAAGATGTAGAGTCAAGAGGTACAATGAGTACTATAAACTATGCAATTAAGGAAAAAAAATTAACTAAAATTTTAGACTGATATATACTTATATATATACATATATACAGAGGTTTTTATGAATTACAAATTAACATCCGTTAAGGTTTTAAAAGAACTATATAGAAAATTCAAAAGTTCAAACTTAGATGATGAGTTTACATTACAAAAATTAGTAAATCGTTCAATGGATTTGTACTTATTAGACAACGATTTTAATATGAAAATAAAAAATTGGCAAAACTTAAAACAAAGTGGGAGTAGATTATGAGTAATATGAGGTCAGATTATATAAGAGCATGTAGATTACATTTCAAAGCAGGAATAGAAAAACATAGAGTCAATGTCGAGAATTTAATGAGAAATTCAATGGGTATTGGTGAACATGGTGATTTGATGGATGAAATAGAAAAAGAATTAGGTAAGATGGCTGACTATAGTGATAAATTAGAAATGTTAGATTATTTTGAAGTTGAAGTTGGTTCTACTAAAAACATACTAAACGATTAGAGGTTTTATGTCTAAAAAAAAGATACTATTATTATCAGATGATTTACGTATGACATCTGGTATTGGTACAATGTCAAAAGAATTTGTTCTAGGTACTTTAGATAAATTCGATTGGATTCAAATTGGTGGAGCAATCAAACATCCTGAAGAAGGTAAGATTGTTAATATGGACAAATCTGTTCAAGAAGAGACAGGTGTCAAAGACGGTAAACTAACAATTTACCCAGTAAATGGTTATGGTAACGCAGACATACTTAGAAATGTTATAAGTATTGAAAAACCAGATGCAATCCTACACTATACAGACCCAAGATTTTGGGGTTGGTTGTATGAAATGGAACACGAAATACGACAGGAGATACCTATCTTCTATTATAACATTTGGGATGATTGGCCAGCTCCACAGTATAATGAGAATTTCTACGAGTGTTCTGATTTAATAATGAACATATCAAAACAAACTGTGGCTATTGTAAAAGAAGTTGCAAAAAAGAAACCAAGAACAGATTGGGATTGTACTTATTTACCTCATGGTGTTAGTAATGCTTTTTATCCTATATCAATCTTTGATGACGAGTACAAACAAGTTGAATCTATGAAAAAACAACTCACAGATGATGACGTTGAGTTTATTATGTTTTACAATAATAGAAATATTCGTAGAAAAATGACTAGTGATATTATAATGGCATTTAAACATTTTTGTGAAATGTTACCATCAGATAAAGCCAACAAATGTGCTTTGTTATTACATACACAACCAATCGATGAAAATGGTACACATCTACCTAACGTTGTTAAAGACTTATGTCCAGATTACAAAGTTTACTTTAGTGATAGAAAATTAGATATATCTCAACTTAATCACTTGTACAATATAGCTGACGTTACTATTAATATAGCAAGTAATGAAGGTTTTGGTCTTGGTACTTGTGAATCATTGATGGCAGGGACACCAATTATCGTCAACGTTACTGGTGGTCTACAAGACCAATGTGGGTTTAAATTAAAAAAGTATAACGGTGATAAGTCTGGTTATAGTGAAGGATTATTAACCTCAAAAGACTACGAAGAGATAAAATCACTTCACGATTGGAGAAAGTGGGAACACAATAAAGACTTATCTCATGGTAAATGGGTAAAACCAGTTTGGCCTAAGACACGTTCATTACAAGGTTCAATACCAACACCTTATATTTTCGATGACAGGTGTGATTATGTTGAAGTGGCAGATAAAATTAAAAGCTGGTATGATATGGGAAAAGAAGAACGAGAAAAATGTGGTACAAAAGGTAGAGAGTTTGTATTGAGTGATGATAGTATGATGTCAAGTAAACATATGAGTGATAATTTTGTAAATCATATGGAAACAGCATTTGAAAAATGGAAACCAAGAAAAAGATATAGTATATTTAAGACGTAGGAGTTATAATGAGTAAACCAATATGTTTAGTTACAGCACCAGTCGCAACGAGAAGTGGTTATGGTGCACACAGTCGAGATATCGTTAGGGCTTTAGTTAAGTTAGATAAATATGATATAATGATATACAATGTTAGGTGGGGTAATTGTTCAATGAATGCATTGAACAAAGACGACCCTAATGATAAATTGATTATAGATAGATTGTTAAAACAACCAAAATTAGACAAACAACCAGAACTACATATTCACATAGTAATACCAAATGAATTTCAACAGTTTGGTAAATATAATATAGGTATTACAGCAGGTTTAGAAAAAACTGCATGTCCACCTGAATGGATACAAGGTATGAATAAAATGGATATGAATATAGTACCATCTCATTTTGTAAAAGATGTAATGAATAGTGTTTCGTTTAATGTAAATAATAAAGAAACAAATCAACCAGCTGGTCAAATAAAAGTAGAAAAACCAGTAGAAGTTTTATTTGAAGGTGTTGATACAAACATATTCAAAAAAACTGATAAATTCTCAAAAGATTTTGTTGATGAGATGAAAAATGTAAAAGAGTCATTTAACTTTTTATACGTTGGTCATTGGTTACAAGGTGGTTTAGGTAACGATAGAAAAGACACTGGTATGTTAGTAAAAGTATTTTTAGAAACATTTAAAAATATGAAAACTAAACCAGGTTTGATAATGAAAACAAGTGGTGCTACATTTTCTGTACTAGATAGAGAGGATATACTAAATAGAATCAAAGTTATTAAAGATACGATAAACGGTGACTTACCTAATATTTATTTACTACACGGCGACTTTACTGATGAAGAAATGAATGAACTTTATAATCATCCAAAGGTAAAAGCTCACGTTAATATCACACACGGTGAAGGTTTTGGTAGACCTTTACTTGAATCAACAATTTCTCAAAAACCAGTAATAGCATCTGGTTGGAGTGGTCACGTAGACTTTCTACCTAAGTCATCAGCAGTATTATTAAATGGTTCAGTAGATGATGTACCAAAAAGTGCGTTTCCAGAAAATATGTATGTAGAAGGTTCAAAGTGGTTTACAGTTAATTACCAAGAGGCATCAGCATATATGAAAGATGTATTTGATAATTATAAAAATTATACACTTAATGCAAAAAAACTTGGTATGGTAAATAAATCTAAATTTTCTTTAGATGCTATGACAACAAAATTAGGTGAAATTTTAGATAAGTATGTACCTGAGTTTCCTAAAGAAGTTGAGTTGAAATTACCAACATTAAAAAAGGTATCAGAGCCTTCAACTAAATTACCAAAACTTAAACTACCTAAATTAAAGAAAGTATAATATGGAAAGAGTAATAGATTGTCCAGTTTGTTTAGATACAGATAAATGTTTTGAAGATTTACAAAAAGACTATAATGCTTATTTGTGTTTTAATTGTGGTTATATGAGTGATTCACGATACGAAACTCATAGTCTGAAATTATTAGATGAACTAAAAAAGTCACCAAAGTTAGTGAACTCATTACAGTTTCAAGATGAAACTAGAAACATTACTTGGTTTCCAAGTGTGATTAATATGGGTGAAAAAGGTATGATATACCCAGAGGGCACAATTGATTCTTGGGTTTGGAAATATGCAACTATTGTTGATATACCAGAGAACGAACGTGATAAATATCAAGGTCATAACAAAAGACTCGACTTAGAAGGTGCTAAATCGTTC